CGGGATTGCTTGGGTCAGAGATAACATAGATATTCGCAATGTAACTCAAGCGGCGCTTTTGTTTACGAACGATTTCTTTGTTTGCTTCAATACCGGAATTCCACAATGTAGAGTTGTGTTCACAAACGGGGCACTTATCACCAACTGTAGTTAAACAGTTATCAATGAACCAACCGCCTGGTCCTTGAAAGCCGTGGTCAAAGCGGCGTACCCATGGAAGTGCATCATCACCATCAATAGAAGTATTTTCTGGTAGAAAACGAATAACAGCCATGCCGTTACCAGATTTATCTACAGTTGGAGCCCAGAATCGGGTATCATCTTTTGAGCCAGCCTCAGCAGATTGTGTGGTGGTCTCAATAGCCTTAGTGAGTTTTTCAAGGCTGTCGCGGTTGCGTTTTAGATTAGCGAAAGACATAGTATTTTCCTTTGTATAAATTGTATGCGTTGTATAAAATTATCCACATGATTCATTGTATCATGTATTTAGTTCAACTTCAAGTAGCTTTTCAAGCATCATTAAAGTATTACCAATTTCTTTATGAAGAATACCAATACCACCTGCCGCATTAAACGACTGGATAATATCTTGTGTATCATCAATAAGAATAGTGTTTGGTGTAGCATACTCAGCCTTGTGCTTACGACCGGGAACAACGTTCGCCTTTAGTTTGTCAAGACCATTGTTTTCTAACCAAACACGTTTTTGTCGTGCAACTTCATCATGGTATTTGTTACCACCAGAGGAAGTCAACAACTCAATCGGTACATTCGCTTCAAAGCAAAATGCAACCAATTCTTTACCACCAGGATACCAATCTAGCGTTTCAAATTGCTTTGTTGCTATGAAGTCATGCCAGTGTACATTAAATTCTTTTCGGTCACGCATTGAACCAGGTAGTTCTTTGTATAACTCAAAGTATCGGCGCTCAAAGTTACAGAGAACACCATCCATATCCAAATAAATCTTTTCAATCATTTCAATTCTTTCAATGCTATTTCACGAAACTTGTTTTTATCAAAACTCAAAAACGGAGAATATTTTATCCATTTTCTGTGTAGTAATGGCCAGCGAATGTCATCTGAGATTTTTCTTTGCCACATAGGAAGAAAATTCATCATTGAATTCAGTATGCACAGAGTTTCAGCCTGAATAACTTTTTGTAAAGTCATCGTCAATAATTCTGGATACTCACCATCAGTTTTTAATAAATCGTTTATGCTACCACTCTCACCAATTACAGAACAATCATTTTGAAAGTTATAACTCAATGCTTGAATGATTGCAAGTCTCTTTATATTGACTTCATCTGAACCATCTTCAAGCAAAGTACCTGCCCAACAATTATCATTGTGTAGAAAATTTGAGATAACAAAATCAACGTAGTCATTTTTACGATTGTTAAACTTGCGGGATAACTTGTAGAAATGGTACTTGTCTTTTCTTTTCTCAAATGTCTCTATGGTGATATTTGTTTTACCGTTGTACTTAAAAAAGTCATAGCCCGAGGTGAAATGCAATTTTAATACGTGATAGAGAGTGAATGCTTCATAACCAGTCATGCTATAATTATATCACAAATCAAATAGGAAGTCTACGTGTTTTTGGTAACATATTGAGTTCTTGTGCATCAATCTCAATCTTTGCCTTCAAGTCTTTGTTTACCAAACTAGAGGCTAATTCAATTTCCATACCAGTCATATTACAATACTCAATGATTGCTTCCATATAGTTGTAGTCGGTTTCTAGTACGAGTTTTTCAATCTCTTCCTGAAACTTGTACATTTCATCTTTTGTCGGCATTATTTTACAATCGTTTCATACAATTGTTCAAATTGTTCATGCACAGCAACTTCTTCATCATAGTTTTGTTTGTGATAAACTTTAACTAGACGATTCACAATTCGCTTTGGCAACTTCAAGTCTTCACAAATTTCTTTGATTGCTTCCTTGATAAAGTCTTTTTCGCCTTCCATGCGAATCATAGAATTGGAACACTCTTTCATAGCATCAAGCAATTTCTTGCGGTCAGCTTCACTAGAGATTTGATTAATACTAAATTGTTTTACAGCCATAATATACTCCTTAAACGAAACCCATTTTGCTACCAACTGTTTTGTTGGCACTTTGTTCAATCTGTTTGTTGAACACTTCTGCGATAGTCCAGCTATCACGCTTACCATCAAGTTTGACACCGATTTTCTTAGCCAATGCCTCGGCTTCTTTTTGTTTCAATGAATCAAAAGAAACAATATCAAAACAACGACCGGGGCGAATCAACGCAGGATCAATGTCGCGGATACTTGGCAAGTTAGTTGAGAAAATCAACTTCTTACCTTTTGTGGTAACAAGACCATCGCCAACGTTTAGGAAACGATGCATCATGGTGTTACCATCGCTACGTGCTTTCAGGAAGTTATCAGAATCTTCAAGCACCATCACACCTGTTTCATCTTCAATGAATCGTGCGAACAGATAATCTTTCTCCAGAATTGCGGCATCATATGTCACAATAGCAGAGGAGTTACTGTGTGCAAGAAGACCACGGATGAAAGTTGTCTTGCCAGTTCCTGGTGGTCCAATCAACAAGAGAATGTTTGCATTAGATTCCAGATAACGGTCATAGTAGTCGGTCAATGGCTCTTTGAGAAACGGATACATTTCATCAACAGGCAAACGATCCGCATTCAAAGGAACATTAACGCTATCGCCATTCGCACCATACACCCACTCAATGTATGATGTAACTTCTTCAAAATGTTTTAGAAACATGTCTTCAACATTTTCAATGAAGATTTTATCACCATAAGTTTGTGTGGTAATTGAATTAGAATTCACATCATAGCGAATGAAATTCAAACCTTCGGTGATGATAAGACCACTAGAACTTGTGAATTGAAGAATGTGGTCACCCTCAAATTCTTCTTCAATGAATTCTTTCCACTTTTGACGATTGCCATGCAATTTCAACTCCGAATTATGAGTTGAAATTTTCTTTTCTGACCGAGCATCAATCATTTGCATGTACAGCCAATCGCTGTAATCAGATGCGCCAACAAAAAATTTATCGTTTATACCTGTTTTCATTTCATTCATATTCATATCCGTTGCGTCATAAGTCCATGATTTCAAACTACGTTTTCTCCGTTTTCCTTTTGATTTAGAAACCCGATATTTCCTAGATGCACCTTCGCCGATTTGTGATGCGGCCAGTTTCAATTCTCTAAAAATTTTATCTACTTCACTCATTTTCTAACCGTGGCTGCGTAAGTTATACAGATTGCATTCATGTTTGTTTCATATGCACACTTAACAGAAACTGGATCAACACCTTTGGCAATAGCCGCTTCAATGTTTTTTGCCATATTGTTTCTGTCGTTTATATTATACATGAAGATACTTACAATAAACGTACAACAAACTATTGTTGCCGAAACGCACACCGTAATTAAGTTATTGTTCATTTTAAATGATTCCTTTGTTTCTGTCAATTTTGTCGCCTTTACTCTTGTAGAAAATATGCCTGCCAATTTGTTTCTCCCTTTTTAGTTTTGTCCAACCTGGATTCACATAATCAGCATGGTAATAAGTCGCACCGTTTGTTACATCGGTCATTTTTTCAAAATTCAAGAAAAGGTTTGTTGATAACTCTAAAATCTCATTATACAACAAAGTGTTCTTGATTGTCAATGTCTTACTGGTAAATGTGCTGTCACAATACCAAGAAAATTGGCAAGTGTTACCAGTCTTTTGCTTTACAACTCCGCATATGTCATTTGCATATCCAGACTGTACTCGGTTAAAGGTTACGAATGCTACAGCTTTCTTACCTTCATTTGGTTCATGCGCGGCTTCAAAATAAATGTTCTCAGCTAGGCATGTTACCTGTTTCTTTGCATCCATAGTGAGTGCATTGAATGTTGACTTCATCGGTAGAATGTTATGTGTATCAACATTCACTAATGATAATGACAAAATTATTGATGAAAAAATTATACTCAAAAGTATAGGTTTACTTCGCATCTGTTTCCTTTCTGTGTGTGAATGCCAGATAACTGGCATACCTCCAATTAGGATTTCTTAGAGACTTTTGGAGTTTCTATAGAAACGAAACCACTAAGAGAAACGAAACCATTAAGCACTTGTGCTTTGGCTATAATTTCTGTTTCGGAGGGATAAGGCGGAAAGCCTGGGTGTGGTGGCGGTGTCTCGCCTTTGATTTTTGCAGATTCACATTGCATGGACCAATCGTTACTGATTTGCTCACGCTTACCATAATAATCATCTGATAGCATTCCTTGTGCCATTTTTAATAGGTCAAGGCGTATCTCAAAAGGTGTCATGTTTGACATAGTTTCTCCTGTGTGTTAGTGTGTGTTAGTTTTTATTGAGAACTAACAAACTCTCATATTAAAATCCTACTGAGACTGTAAGTCCGACTGCACGATCCTGAATGTCTTGGTAGCTTTGGCTAACACCAACACCGACGGATACTTTGCTGATAACTGGCATATCATAGCTAACAAAGGCTACAGATTGTTTTGGATTTGCGCTATCCCAATTTACACGGGTCTTAGCGCCAGCCATGGCATAACCAGGACCAACTTTAGTGCCAGCGTTTGCGCCAACTAGACCATATTCATATGGTTTTGCACCAGCGCCGCCATTATCAAAACCAACGCCAACGAATGGGCTGATACCGAAAACTGTTTTACCTGCGGTAAGTTCCAAGCTATTGAACATAGATTGGTTGTCATTGGTACGAGCATTACGATTTTGTAATCCAAGATTCAAACCACCTAATGTAGTACCGGCACGGACATACTGTGCGATACTTTGTTTGTTACTTACACGGTCGGTAACTTGGTCAACACCATACGAAACAAAACCACCGGCTTGTGCGGCAGTTGCGATTGCAATTAAACTTGCGATTGCGATTTTCTTCAAAATAAAACTCCTTGTTAAAATATTGGTAGGTTATTCTGTTACGAGGAAACCTACCGAAACCCTAAGCCGAGTTTAGGCGGCTAAAGCAAAACTTTCGTCATTTGCATTTACGTTTTTTGCTTGATTAACGGTCATCGCCTACCGTGCTGTCCACGCATGTACTTGTTGCCCTGTCGAATCTAGGTCACCCCCATCAGAAACATATTAAGCCTCGGGACTCAAACCCGCTTGGTTTAAAAGATGTGCTTCACTCAATATGCTTTTGGTGGAGGTGGGGGGATTCGCACCCCCGTCCAGAACACTTTTCTCTTTGCTTCATACAGCAATAACACTAATTATAACACAACAAAACTAGTTTGTCAGGTAATAATTGTTTTTTTCACGATAAAAACTAATGTACTCTAGTAAAGTATTTATATGTTTTCTCATTGGTTCAATAAAGATGATTGGGTTATCTTCCTGTACAGCCATGATAACAACTATTTGGTCAATTCTTACACCAATCAATTCTTCATACATCAATGCATAAGCGGTACATTGAGCAAAATATGCAGGAATATCTTCGGCGGTTTTCACTCTGCTGGATGTCTTAAAATCAATGACAGATAGAACACCATCATATTCCGCAATACAATCTACACGCCCAGCCATGCCAAGTTTTGTTGACCACAATGCACATTCTTGATAATGAATGTTGTTGATTTTATTTAAATATGGTTGTACCTTTTTAAATAGTTCAAACGCATCAGGCATTGGCTTACCCAACTCTTGATTGTTCAAATACTTTTCGCATAGCGTATGCATACGTGTACCACGACCAGAAGCAATCCGTGAAATGCGATTTGCTTCATCTGCACCAACACGCTGTCGCCATTCGTAAATAGCTTTCTTACCCATTGCACCCAAGACGGTTGTTACTGATGGCAATCTTTTACCATCTGGCGTTACATAAAATCTTCCGTTCTCCAGTGTTTCTGATTTTAAGTCTTCAAGTTTCTTGGGTGGGCAATAGGTAAACATAATTTAATTGGTTGAATCCTCATGTTGCATCTTAGCTAAAATATAATCTTTCACAAGTGATGACCGAACAATGTCATCTGCGGTAAATTCAATTCTAGTGAATGCATTCATGTGCATTGCAATATCAAAGAATTTTAAAATACCACTCATATCATTTTTCTTTTTGTTCAAGTCTGTTTGGCGATAATCACCACACCAAATAATCTTTGAGCGATAACCAACACGGGTCATAACAGTATCAATTTCTTCAAAGGTCAAATTTTGCATTTCATCAACAATAATAATAGCATCATCAAATGACATACCACGAATGAATGATGTTGAAATGAATTCAACATATCCTTGTTCTTCAAGTCTCTGGTACGCATCTTTGCGACCAAACAATGTATGGCAAATTTGTTGATATGGTTGCTGATAGATTTCCATCTTCTCTGCAACATCGCCAGGTAAGTGTCCCATCTCTCTTGATTGTACCGCTGAACGAACAATAATGATTTTATGAAATGGATTACTCTTATCTAAAACTTCTTCTAGTGCTTTGTATAATGCACAGAATGTTTTACCTGTTCCTGCTACACCGTGTAATGCTACAAAATAATCGCCTCTCTTATATGCATCAAAAAATAATTTTTGATTGTTTGTTAGTGGGTCAAAAGTCTTTAAATCATCTATTTTGATTTTTAATGCATTCGTTGGTTTCGATTGCACATCAGATTCATCAACAAGTCTAATTCTTGTATTTGCTTTTCTTGCCATGAAAGACCCTCTAAGTTTTAATGCCATTATCCCTTTGTGTGTTTTTTAATCACCTGTTCGGTTCTGGCTTGTTTAATGGATTTTTTTGAGTGCTTGTCAGCCAAGTCACTAGCAGGATGTGCTTCGGAGATTTTGGATAGAACCTCTTTAAAGCCATCAGGCACTCGGTTCTGCTTTGATGTAGACACGCCCGTTACAATCGCTGGTGCGGTAATCACCGATTGTATGTTTGGATTGGTTTTCAGATATTCTTCACGTTCAGATATTTTCATAAACGCTTCAAATTCTTCACCAGTTTCATTGTTCAAGAAATTATATGTAGGCATGTTACACTCTTATATAGTAGAGTACCACTGAGGGATACTGCGTTTTTTCCAATTTGCAAGATGGGACTTGTTGTTTATGTAGTAATTCCGGTATGATGCAATAGAATCACCAGGAATTTTCACTTCATCAGGCATAGCAGGAGTTGGTTCAGTAAATGGACCAACAGGAATATTTTTGGGTCTATAACTCAATGCTTGTGAAAGTCGTTCACACGAATGAATTTTACCATAGCGATGCGTGTATTCGTCCATCAGGGCACCAAACAGTCTGTACAGCCAAGCATAGTTGGCATCAGATTGTCTTACCCATACGGCTGAAGGATGATTGATATGAGTAGCAGAATACAATATGCTGTCAAGGGCAGAATTGAGAACATAGGTCGTTCTTTTTCGTCCACTAGGAGATAGACCGACAAT